GTGCCCAAATCGCGTTCCCGAAAAACGGTAGCGCGTTTCGCATTCTTTCTGGCTTGGTAAGCACTGCCTCTCTTGGCGTTGCAAGGCCGGCAGGATGCGACAAGGTTGGTTCGTTCGTATGGGTCGCCGCCGGCGTCGAGCTCGACAAGGTGGTCTGCTTGGGTTGCTTTGCCTCCGCACCAGTGGCAGCGGTATCCCTCTTCCCGGAGTACCTGCACTCGGAGCTTCTTCCAGCGTGCCGTGTTGTACACCTTGTTCGTTTCTTTACTCATTGATCCACAGTCCTGTGTGCCGGCCGGTGATGGCTTCGCGTTCGCGTTGTGTCATGCCGCCCCATACGCCGTGGAGGGTGACACGGCTGGATAGCTCGAGGGCTTCTGCTCGGCACTCTTGGAGTACTGGGCACTCGGCGCATATGGCAAGGGCTCGCTTGGCTGATCCGTTGCGTGGGAAGTACAGATGCGTCATGCCGTGACATGCTGCCTCTGCTTCCCATCTCACTTCGCTAGTTGTGCTCGGAGCTCTCGCATACGGGCCAGTGCACTCTTCGTGGCAATGGCGTCACCGTTGCACTCGAAGCATGGCTCCACATCGTCATCGGGTGCATGGCCGGCGAAGTAGCCCACGCCGTTGCATGCTGGGCACAGCTGCGGTCGATCTCGCCAGATGGGGGAGCGTTCGACCATCTTGCCGTGATCGCACTTGCATGGCTCGCTGCACTCGTACATGACGCCTCGGGCCTCGAAGGCATCGGCTTCGATCCAGCCAGTGTTATTGCACCAGCTGCAGTCGCCTAGGTCGCCTACGCCGGCGTGCTTACGGAGCTCGTCCTCGAGTTGATACAGGTTCGGCCATTTAGCGTGGCCGGCGTTGAGCCAGGAGCGCCATGCTGCTCGAGCTACGTCTTGGCTGACCAGTTCGAGGCGTTTGATCCACTGGTCCTTCGTGTAGTCGTCGCCTCGGAAGGGTGGCGTGGAGGGCTTCATGCGGACCGTCCAGGCGTCGAGTAGGGAGCGGGCTTCGTTGATCTGCATGTCAGCGCTCCACTCCTCCGCTCGGCTCCTGAAGGGCCGGCGTCGTCGTCGCTGTGGGGTGAGTGTTGGGGGAGTCTAGTGGGCTTGTCAAGTCCCTGTTATTTCCCGATGGATGCTGGCTCATAGCCTGTTCACGTTTATCGGTAACGACAGTCCCAAACCGGCCGGCAGCCTCAAGCTCGTCGATCGAACAGAGGATGTTGCGAAGACCGTCGAACAGGTAGTCGTCGGGGTAGTCGTGGCAAAGCCGGCGGGCGTGGTGCTCAAGCACTTCGAGCGCGCCGACTAGGCCGGCGTAGGTGCTGGCCGTGCCGAGCTGACGCCAGACCTCTAGTCGTGGTTGTTTCACTTTGTACCTCCTGGGTTGTTACGAAGCCGGCGAAGGACCGCCGGCCAGTCTGTGGGGCGCCATACATGAACCTCGGCGCCGGCGAACTCGAGCAAGTCGATCCAGTGCTCCTGCTTAGCTGAGAGCCGGCCTTTCTGGCTCTTCAGCTCGGCGAACACTAGGCCTCGGGTCTTGTGGACCAGTACTAGATCGGGGAAGCCGGCGAGCCCCTGCAGCGGGGTCGCCCACTTGCCGGCCTGCGTCAGTGCCGGCCGGCTGTGGTAGTAGATCCATCCAAACCAGTCGGCGGTCTCGGTGACCATCTTCTGCCATTCCTTCTCGGACATGTGCGTGTTGAGCTGCGTGTGAAACGTCATGCGGGCGATCCAGCCTTGAGGCGGTCGATCTCGGATCTGCACAGGTCGAAGTCTTCCAGCGCAGCAGGGTCTACGTCGCAGCCCCGTTCCTGGCACAGCTTGCGGTAGAAGCCGGCCATCTTCTCGGTGGGCTGTGAGCGCCGTGCGCCGTTCTGTGGTGCCACAGTGCGGATCTGCTCGTTACGGGGCTCCTGTGGCCTTCTAGAGCCCACTGAGGCCTTCTGCATCTCTTCGCGTGACGGCCGGCGGTCAGGGTTAGAGCCAGCAAGGCCGGCGTTGGCGAGAGCTCGACCGACCGCTGATGTTTCGGCGACCTCGAACCAGTTGGTCGAGGTGGGTCCGCGCCCGCTGCGGTAGTCCTCGGCGTGACCGACCGCGACCAGTACGTCGTCTTCCCACAGCTCGCACTTGAACACGGCAACGTCGTCGGTGCGGTGCAGGAGCTCGGTGATGACTCGGCCGGTCACTTCTCGAGCTCCGCACTGGTTCAGCCAACGCTCCAGGCGGACCGCTACTGGCTCATAGTCGTCGATATTCATCTTGGCGGAACCTCCTGAGGTGTCGTTGCCCTAAGGCACGGGTGTAGTTGTTGAGGATGTAGCAGCAGTGCTCGGCTTGGCATTGGCCGGCGAGTAGGTATCCGCTGCGTGCTTCGGCATAGCCGATGAGTTCGACGGTGTGCGGAAGATAGTCGGTCCACTCTTCGCAGTAGACGTAACACAAGACGTTGATGAAGTTGCTCTCGCAGTCTTTGCGCTTTATGACGAGTCCGTAGTGTCGTTCTTTGGCGTGGCGCACCTCGACGTTGTTGCCAACGTCCGCAAGACCAGCCTCGAGTCCTCCACCGTTCCACGGTCTATCGATAGCGCGTGCTACCGACATTTCGGCTACTGCTGCGTGGTAGTTGTTGATAAGTGGGTCGTCTTCCCATGCTGTTCTGCTGTACTCGGTCAGGTATGTGGGGTGATCTGGCCGATGCTTGGTGATCTTTTTCGCGTAGTTCCAGCAGGCAACGAAATCGTCGTCGGATAGTCGGATCAGCATCCGTAGCCTCCAGACATGTGCCACGGCTGAAACGTGCACCAGCCGAGCTTCTCAGCCTCGAGGGCGATGAGCCGGCCGACGAGCAGGTTGACCGCTGGGTTCAGCAGCTGGTCGCGTGTGTAGCCGAGCTCGGTGACGAACGTGCTCCAGGTGGCCCAGTTGATCTGGAGCAGGCCGTAGTCGTTGGTGCGGCTGATCGCGTCGGGTTGGCAGCGTGACTCGTTCCACATCACGCGGTCGAGCGTCGCTAGTTCGTCATCAGGCCACCATGTGGCGGCGAACACCCACCACTCCGAGCACCTGGCATCGGGAGGTAGGGCGATGCTGGTGGTCGGCACTGTCGACGGCAGCCGTGTCGTCGCTGTGACAGTGATGGAAGTGGTGGGTGTCGCCTGCGGCGCTGGGGAAGTTGCCACTACAACAGCGCCGGTCGTGCTGATGTTAGCTGCAGCTGTTGTGGTTGGCAGTAGCGCGTCGTGTGAGTAGTTGTTTGGATCGTCCAGCCATGCTGTGAATAGCAGGCCGGCGGTGCCGATGGTGAGTGCCGCGATGCGGATCATGTATGACCTCCCTAGTTGTAGTGGCGAGGTCATTATGCACGCAAGGTGTTACGTCATGCAAGCATCATGCGAACAGGGCAGCCCAGGTCTTAGGTCCAACGATGCCGTCGACGTACTCGCCGGCGTCGCCTTGGAAGTCGCGCACAGCTGCGTCGGTCATCGGTCCGAACGATCCGTCGACGGGTCCGACGTTGTAGCCCTTATCGGCGAGGCGTTGCTGGATCTGCTTCACGCGGGCCTTCGCCTTCGAGCCTTTCTTAGTGCTCGCGCCAGGGTAGGCCGGCACCTGAGCTGCAGTGAAGGTCGGACTCGCGGCTGCAGCTGCAGGTGGGCCGCTGGTCAGGCGGTCTTCGATCGAGGTGTCCCAGTGCCAAGTCTCGCGGTTTACCTCGAGGTGGATGTGGTCGTTCTTGCCGCCTGGCGGCCGGTTGATCCAGCCCTTGCCGACCTGCCAGTAACGGCGCGCCCAGTAGTCGTGAATGCGTTGGATGCCGAGAAGCTCGGCGTTCTCTTCGAGCCACGGGATGATCACAGTTTCGACAGCTTCTCGCGTTGGAGTGTCTGTGTGGTCCTCGGTTGCACGGTAGGAGAGGTCGAGGCCGGCGCCGAAGGCGTGGCTGCTCCAACGGGTACCGCCTCTGACGGGCCTCTTCACATAGCAGCCTAGATACCAGAAGCCCCAGGTCTTCTCGGCGAACTTGCGGATCTGTTGCAAGTTCGGGGAGCAGGTATTGAACGGTGCCGCTGGCGTGTCGCGATGCCAGTTGTGATACTTCACTGCTTGTCCTTCTTGCCGATGATCGGCTGGACATCTTTGCCGCCTCGAGCTGCGATGCCGTTGCCGACCGCATAGCCGACGATGGTGCCGAGCATGCCGGTGCCGGCCTCGTTAGCGATCGAGTCGGCGACCATCAACACGGCGATGACGATCATCGCGACCATTGCGATCAGTGCTTTCGGTGGGTTGGTGAGGTTCATGTTGTTAGTTCTCCACTATCGAGATGATGGCCCCCACCGCAATCGCGGCGAGGATAATGACCATGACAATCATGCCGGCGGCTCTGGTGCGTCCCATGTTGGTCCTGGTGTCCAGCTGGCGGGTGCGTCGCGCAGCTGCTGCCTGTAGGTCGCCCAGGCTGCGCGTTGTTCGTCAGTGAGTGGCGCGTCGAGTGTCTGTGTCCAGTCTGACGCCTTCAGAAACAGGTTGCGGGCGTTTCTCATGTTGGCGTTCTGTTCGTCAGCATCCGTTCCACAGTTGACAATCATGTTTCCCCCACATCGAACACTGCAAGCCGGTTTCTCGCGTTCACGCTTGTTACCTCGTTACAAACAACAGAGCCGGTGCTTGTGTACGCGATGAGATACAGATCGTGGGTGCCTGCGCTGAAGTCCAAGATATTGAATGAACTGTGAGAGGCGTTCAAACCGTTCAGACATGTTTCGGTAGCGCGTGAATATTTAGAGCTGGGGCTACCAGCGGCGTCTGTGTCCCAAATCTCGAAATAGCAAATTAAATCAGTGCTGATGCTTGAGATCACGCCAATGTTGATAGCGAGCATGAGCTTTCTTGATGTCGCCAACGTAAACGACACATCGGTGATGTCGGTGTTCGAGGTTGTAATCGTTGCATCAGAACCAAACGATGTCGCGAGCAGGCCGGCGTTCAGGCCGTTCATGTCGGCTGCGGTCAGTACGTCGCCGCTGGAGAAGTCGCCTGGAGCGGTCATGGTGTCAGCCTAGCCGAGCCGGTTCTCGTCAAGTATTCCCAACACCGCCGAGTCCAGCTCGAGGTACTGGTAGTTCGCGGCCGGCACCAGGTCGAGGGTGATAATGGTGTCGTCTGCTGTGGCGCGGATGGTGCGACCGAAGATGATGGTGTTGTCTGTGACGGGTGTGCTGGCGCCTGTTGGTGTGTAGGTGACGGTGCAGGTGTTCCACAGGCCACTGCGGATGTCTAACAGGTCGCCGAGTGTGGCGTATGCCGCGTCGTCGCATCGCTCGGCAATGCTCGAGGCGCGGAGCGTCACTTGGCGAGCTGCGTAAACAGGCTCGTCAAAGTTGCGGGCCCATCGGCCGGCGATGTCGAGCGCGTCGGCGTCGCTGTCGGCAGCGCATCCTTGGAGCGTGACCGCTGACACGCCGTAGTCGTCGATCGAGGTCTGGTTGGTGACGTTCTGCACTGTGGCGCCACTGTGGAGGCCGGTCACATCTGCTTCGTTACGGATGTCGTCGTTGTTCCAGCCGGCCTGTACTTGGGTGAATGCGAGCTCTGTGCCGCTCGGGTTTGTCTTCAGTACTTGTGGGCGTGCAAGCGCGAGGCCGCCACCGTCAAGCACGCGGTTACGGTTCAGGCTGCGTTCGACGACGTTTATGTCAAACGATGGGTTCCGAACAAATGAAGTAACGCGGGTCTGCCATGCGAAGTTCGGACCGGCCGGCATGACTTGGCTGTTGATCTGTTGGCCGGCGGGTGTTCCGTCGAGGTCGACTCTGTAGTTGCTAGTCGTGTATTCGGAGATTGCGAAAACGCTGAAGCCTGGGTCTGGTCGGCCGAATGATGGCATGTCGACTCCTGGTATGCCGAGCGACACGTTGCCGTTAAGAATGCGTAGAAGGGAGCCGCGGATTGACGTTGTTGTTTGGGTGACGCCGAGCCCGTCGTAGGTGGGTGCTCGGCCTGCGACGGTGGCGAAGTCCTCAAACTGCATGTTGACGACGCTGTTTGTGCCGTTGTCAACAACCTCGAAGTCTGTGATAAGTCCATAGAAGATCCCACCGCCGGCGCTGCTGGTGCCGTCGGTCGCACCGCTTGAGATCACTAGGTATCTCTTAAACCACGGGTAGTTTGAGAATGTGCCGCCGCCGTTCGGGGTGAGTGCGCCGTCGTTGTTGTACAGCGTCAGGTATGCACGGCCTGTGCCCATCGCGCCGCGTTTCAGTGTTTGTTGCACTGTGAAACCGGCGGTGCGGTCTGTGAGGCTTGTGCCGCCTCCAACGGTGCCGTCGGTGATGGTGACGGTGTGGCTGACGGTGACGGTCATGTTCTCGTCGTGTTGCCAGTGAACGTGCCCGCCAGGACTCCGTTCCGTTTCGTTTCACGTTCGATCGCTTTGACGACCGCGGCCTCGTCGGTGCCGGCCGGCATGTACACGTTGACGGTGCTGCCACCTAGGAAGCCGCTGTAGCCGGCGAACTCGCTGCTCGGTGTGGCTGGGAGCGCGGAGGCGGGTGCGACATCGACGGGGTTCATAAAGAACGGGCTGGCGGCCTCGAGCACGGTCATGTCGAGGTCGGCGAGGAGCTGCAGGTATTGCAGCTGGGCGACCACTTCGTCGTACATGCCTTGGTCAAGTTCGGCCAATAGTTTCAGCTGTTTCGTCGCGGGAATGTTGTCGAGCTCGTTGATGACTTCGCCGAGCGCGATGTACATCTCCTCGGATGCTTCGACGGCTTCGCGTGATCCTTCGCCGAACTCGTCAATGGCGGTGCGTGCGTCTTCGATCGCGTCGGAGAAGTCCTGCACGGCTCGCCGGTTGTCGAACCTGTCGAACAGCTTGTCGAACGTGTCGATCAGGTCAGTGTTGAGCCCGTTGATGCGTTCCTGGTTTTCGATGTGCCGGTCCATCGCACGGTTCATGCGTCCGATCGCGTCGCGCACCTCGTCCTGCGTCGGGTGCAGCTCCGACATGAGTTTCTCGGCTTCGCTGTAGTCGATGTTTGCGAGCTGCTGCTGGTAGGCAGCCTCGGCGATCATCTGGGCCAGCTCGAGCTCTGCTTCGCCGTACCCTTCGATCGCGGGCACAAGCTGGTCTTCGATGATGACAACTTGGTCCTCGAACACGTTGTTCAGCTTCTCGATGTTGACGAACGGGATCTTGTTCGCTACGTCGATGAGCGTGTTGATGAAGTCGACGAACTTGCCGGCGAGCCATGCCACAGCGTCGCTTACTTTGTCGAATGCGATCTTGACGCCTTCGATGATCTTGGTGACGACGCCAAACTTCTTTTCGAGCGCGATCAGCGTCACAATAAGGCCGGCGATAGCGACCGCGATTAGCACGATCGGGTTCGCTGCGAGGATCGCGTTGAATACTGCGGTGGCTGCGCTGGCGATGCCTGTGGCGACCGCGTAGAGCTTCATGGCGACGTTGTAGGCGACGATGATGCCGGCGACGGTGCCGACCGCGACGCCGAGGCCGATGATGAGCTCTGTGTTGTCGCCGACGAATGTGGCAACGTCCTCGAGGATCGGGATGAGTTTCTCGAGGATAGGCAGCAGCGCGTAGCCGATCGACTCCTGGGCGTTGTCGATCTGGATCTGCATGCGCTTGAAACGACCCTCGGCCGTGTTCGCTGCCTCTGCAGCTGCACCGCCGAATGTCTCGGCAAGTTTCTCGCCGATCTCGTTGAAGTCTGCTCCGCTCTTGATGACCGCAGTGAGGCTCGGGTCGAGGCGTTTCAGGCTGGACGTTTCACCCTGGTATGCCTTCGACAGTGCTTCGCTGACGGTGTTGAGGTCTTTGCCGGTCGCTGCGGAGATGTCGAGCGCGATGCCGAGCAGCTCTTGGGCTTCGGTGACGTTGCCGGTGGCGCGTACCAGGTTGCCGAGCGCCGGTCGGAGCTGCGCGTCGGACACGGCGACCGTGAGCTCCATTTGGGCGATGAACTCTTCGTTCGCTGCAACGGCTTCATCGGTGGCGCCTGTGACGGCTTGGATCTGGCGTGCGAGCTCTTCTTGCTGTGCAGCGTCTTCGACCGCAGCCTTGAGCGACGCGCCAGCTGCAGCGGTGAGTGCGCCTAACGCGGCGGTGGCCGGCAGAAACGCCTTCTTCATGGCGAAGCCGACCTTCTCGCTGGTCTTCTCCAGCTTCTGGAAGTCGGCCTTGGCGCGCTCGAGACCCTTCGGGTTCCATTCGGAGAGGATGGGGACCTTAATAGCCATCAGTTGAGACCCTTCTGCACTTCCTGCTCCATGTCCTCGATCGCTTTCTGGACGCCACGGTTCACTTCGTCCATCTTGCGCTCAGCAGCCTCCCAGACGATCCGTGACGCTCGGCCACGCTCGCGGAGCTTCTGGATCATGGCACGACCTCGAGCAGCGCCTTCGCTGCCACGACCGGCGCCGTTCGCTCGGCCGGCAATGTCGATGATGGAGCCTGCCGCGGAGGTGTTCTGCAGAGTGAGGAGCGGGAAGATTTCCTTGCCGCGGTCGCGTTTGCTTGGGCCTTTGTAGGTGACCTTTATGCCTCGACGGACAGTTCTGGCGTCGTATGGGCCGATCACTCTGTTCTTCGGCGTTGTCCAGTTTCCCCAGTTCAGGCCAGAGTCCTCGGGTACTAGGCTGCGTGCTTCGGCGACCATCGGCTTCGCTGCGCTCTTCATGCGCGCTGTGGCAGCGCGTCGGAGCGCGGGGTCGATCTTGCCGAGCTGCTTCAGCGTGGCGGTCACATCGTAGGCAACACTGTCAGGCAGCGTGTTTACTGTGAGTTCGCTACCTGCTCCTGCCACGTTGTTTCGCCTTCCTGTTCTGCTCCTCGAGTACCGCCAGGACCGTCTGGAGATCCTTGCTATCGAACTCTATGTAAGGGGGCCACCAGTGGAGGTGTACCAGTAGCTCGGCTAGCTGGCGTCGTCTGGTGCCCCGTGGGTAGGGTCCGCGTCCTCCGACACGACCTCGAGGCTGATGATCTTCTTGAGGTAATCATCGAACAC